TTTTAACTTCTTCCATTAGTTTTCTCCTATATAAGTTTGGTGTGGACCGTCTTGAGGTTACGTCACTAAGATAAATGCTGAGACTTACCACAGTCCTGAACGAGCTAAACAGCCCACATATACAGTTATAGGATTTATCTTATACACTTGTCAATAAAAAAAGCTCCGAGGAAACATGGAGGACACGAAACTCGGAGCTTTATCACATTTTATATAGGATAAGAGCAAATGAAAAGGGTACTTACTCTTAGATTTGTTATCGCATATATTTATATATGCTGTCAAACTTATTTTTTACCGATACTTCTCAAGCTTTCCATGACTTTATCTATGTCAGGCTCCGTGCCGTTTGGATCATAGATGCATTTATACTTTTTCGGGCACCAGCTTTCAATTAGCATTGTAAATGTTTTGTTGCCACCCTGATAAATACAAGCTCTTTTGTCTGTATACTTTGATGTGATTCGCTTTTTTAGACGGCAGGTCGTGTACTTTTTCTTATCAATCTTACCCTGATTCTCTAATTGTTGTTTAGTGTAAGCACGAGGTGTGTAGGTATAGCCATCAGCTCGTGCTTTTTCTATCCAGATACCGGCCACCAGCACAACAAAACCACCCATTATGGCTATTACAATAAACCAAGTTATAGCCTCGCCTATCTGACGCCTGAGCTGTTGTTGTTTATAAACAGTCTCTTGTCTTTGTTTTCTTATCTGACCTTCCATAGCTAACAAATCATTGTAGGCTTGCGGGCCGTAAGTCATGTTAAGAAAGACTTTTAGCTCGTAGCGCTGCTCTTCCAACTTTTTCTTTGCTGCGTAGGCTGCGAGAGCCGCCTCTTCGATAGATCCGGCTTTGAATAACTTACCAAACAGGGGAGGGTTTTTGGCTTGCTTTTCTGCATTGTCGATATCAGAGACGGCTCCCATCCAGCGTCCGATGTCTCCCGACATTTGTTCAATGTCGCGAGCTGCGGCAAATCCTTGCTTGATTGCATTAAAAGCGCTATTAGCCACGCTCATAGCTGCGGTAATTGTCAACGGGTCCATAATTTATTGTAACACACTTTTAAAAAAAAATAAAAGTCAAGACTGTTATTATAAAAAAACTTATTTATAGTTATAAGTTATGACCAATCAAACATTTAGGGGTAGACCGGTGACAATATGTTGTACTTGTGGCGGAAAAAAATACGCATCGACATGTAAATGTCACAGAATTAATCATAGACCGACAAAAAAAGGAGGCAAAAAATGGATTTACCAAACAGACGACCGTGCATCACGACTGACGTTGGAGAAGGACTAGCCGTTAGCGTATCATACCACCCAGAAACTAACGAGGCGGTGGAAATATTTGTATCTAGTAGGGGTAAAAAGGCATCTGACGGGCCCATGGCAGACGCTTTATATAATTTGGGCGTTCAGGTATCGAGTATCATGCAAAATAAAGAGCGTGTCACTTAGAAACTTGGTTGATCCGCTTCATATTAGCTTCAACGAACTCTTCAACTCTCTGCTGCTCTTCAGATTTATACTGTGAATAGATGTATCTGAGCTGGCCGCCTATTGTCCGGCCTTCTTTCTTAGCAGATTGCTTGATTTTTTCGTAAACATCTATCGGTACAAGAACACTTTTCCACTTGGTTGTATCCATAATCATCTCCTTTTGTAGGATATTATGCGATTTTATATGATATTTCAAGAAAAAGCTTGTATATTAAGGATTTATTTCGTAGGATTTTAGTTCCTACACACATCACGAAGGCTCAAGGTTATTCTTGAGCCTTTTTTGTTTTACGGTAAGCTCCGTATTCGGCGTCTACGCCGTTTGGACTGATAATTTCACTTCGTTTGTATGAATGTAAGGCGTTTACATAAAAATTATAATACGGAACTGGTATATGACGCTCGTAATCCTTCTCGTTTACGGCTATCGGACAGTCTTCAAATCGTTCTTCACTCATCAGCACCCCCAACGCGAGTTACTGGGGGTGCTTCTAAGGAGTTATTACTTTTAGTTTCGCCCCACGAAGGCCCCACTTCGATGTCCACCTTACTAGGGACACTTAATGGTACGGCACTTTCCATAATAGATGCAACCATTTTTATTTTTTCTTGGCTGTTTGATGAAAAAGCTACTTCATCATGTATCTGTATCAACGGAATGATGCCCTTTTCGTGTATGTTGACCATAGCTTGCTTGGTCATATCAGCCGCTGAGGCCTGTATCAGTCGGTTCAGCGCCTTGTAGGTGTACGCTCGCTTCAATCTTGTGGTTGGACCGTATTCATTTACAGCTTCTTTGTACGGTAAAGCCTTGTTTAGAGCAAAACTATCAGGCTCCCAGAGGTTAAATCTGCATTTTCTACCCAAAATAGAGCGTATTGACCCTGAACTTTCGCGTCCATTAAGTTTATTCATTACGCCATTCATCAAAAACTTAACGAAAGGCACGCGCTCATGGTACTGTTTGATAAGATCTTTGGCTTCATCGACGCCTATATCGAGCTGATCGGACAGTTTATTGACCCCCATGCCGTAAATCAGGCCCAGATTGATAGTCTTGGCTTGCTTACGAGGTATCTTTGCCATCTCTGCAACCATCGTATGGAAATCCATATCGGGGTTTGTGACGTAGCCTTGGACAAATTCGTTAACTGACTTGAGCTCGTTGCCCAATGATCTGCCGTAAGCGTTAGCATAATGGACCAAGATCCGTGGTTCTTGTTGCGAGTAGTCTAAACTACACCACTTTTCGCCTTCTTCAGGTAGAAACAGGGAGCGAATCATCGGACCAAGCTCAGGATCACGAGCCGGTATCTGCTGTAGGTTAGGGTTATTCATGCTGATTCGCCCTGATACGGTGCCACCATCGTCGGACCTGATCTGATTTATGTGGCCATGTATGCGCCCTTGGGGTGTGGTGTACTTCATAATGGTGCTGATAAATGTCCCGTGGGTCTTGTTTAGCTCACGACAGCGCAAGATTAACTTAGGTAGCTCGTGTGTATGCTCGGATAGGAACGCTTTGGTAAAGCTTGGTGCTCCTTTTTCAGTTTTAGGATAGGGCAAGCTGACGCTATCGAAAGCTTTGGCAAGTGATTGAGCCGCCCACACTTCTACGTTTTCGTTAGTCAGGTCCTTGATGCGCTTATGTACAGCTTTCTCTTCTTTGAGCAGATAATCTCTGGTGCGCTCAACACGGTCTGTATCTACACGAACACCGCGCCATGTCATATCAATCAGGACCGGCAAGACTTTCAGCTCCAGATCGACGACGGTTTGTATGTCTTCTTGAATCATAAGGTTCTTAAAACAACTCCATAATTCGAGAGTAAGCACAGCATCAGTTTCTGCATATGGGCCTACATACATAGACGGTAGTTTCCAAAGCTCGCCTTTGGGGTCTACACCAAACTCGACTGCTGCTTCGGTCAACCCCTTCTCGGACTTGGTTTTATTGAGGTAGTCGTAGGCTAGTGCGTTCAGGCTGAAGCTGAAGCGGTTCTCATCAAGCAGTGATGCAATGACCATAGTATCAATGATACGGCCGTTGATTGTAAAACCCGTGCGCCGTAGCCAACCGGCATCGTATTGTGCGTTGTGCATAATCTTATCAGCTGGGCACTCACAGACTTTTTTCATCCAGTTGTTGACTATACGCTCGTCAAGATTGCCACCGCCCATATGCTTGATTGGTAGGTAGCCTTTCCAATATTCGGTAGCTACAGCGTAGCCGACAATCTCGCCGTTGCCAGTGGGCCATCCGGGGCCGCTCTGTTTAATATCAGGGTCTCTGGTCTCAACGTCTATAGCTATTGTAGTAGCGCCGGTTATGTCAGGTAGTTCGTGTGGTGGAATCCATTCTGACTTCGGTGTGAACATCGCCATCTGAAGTGTCATGTTGTACCTCTATAAGTTTGTTAAGGTACCACTGCGCTTTCTTTAAATCTTGGATACCGTTTTTGTGTCTATAACGCGCTAAGTATTTGAGTATATTACCTTCCAGATAATAATGAAAGCCCTCAGCTGTAATAGATTCAATTATGTCTATGGTTTCGACTGAGCTGTTTGTGTAATGCTCAGGATGGTTTACCATGTCTTTCATCTCTTCCTCCTTCAATCTCATCTTCATGTACTCTAAGTGTCTCACTATCATACCTCATAATCTAGTAACAGCTCTTCGCCTTCAGCTATGGCTCGTTTCGTTATTATATTAAATATAAGATAGTCATCCCAGTCTTGTGTGCAATCTAAAACACAGTTTGGTTTTTCTGAATGATTAATAAAACCACCAAGCGGTGTTCTGATATATGTAAGTATCATAGGCACTTTGATGTGTGTTGCCCCAAGGTCCGTGTTTTTCTTTATGTTTTGCGAGGCAAATATACCATGCCCATGCACTGAACTTTCTTTGATACACACTTCGTCAGGCAAAGGGTTGTAGTAAAATCTATTATACTTGATTTTCATATGTAGTAACTCCTATTGTTGTCCTCTGGTTCTATGATGTATAGATTTTGTTTAGCTCGCGTGACGGCGACGTAAAACACTCTGTGAACATCGTCGTTGCCTACACGAAAAGCCTCGTCAGCCGCGGGTGACAGGTCTGTAAACAAGACGACATTATCAGCTTCTCCGCCTTTGGCACCGTGTATCGTGGACACAGTAATGCGAGGCTCTGCATTGAACTTCTCTCCTCGTCTCAACAGCGCTGTTATGTAGACACGCTGTTCTTCAGGCAATCTATCAAGCGCCTTATGCCATATCAGCTCATCGCCGACTAGCAAACCGCACTGCTCTTGCAAGAACGTCATGTCCAGTAATACATCACTATCTAATCCAGACAGCTTTTTAAATCCACGCTTGACCCGTGTGCCGGTGCTCATGTAGCTGTAGACGTCACGAGCCGCTTCAAGTGTAATGGACCGTCCCTTACGGAGCTGTTCCCAGCCATTCACTGCTGAAGATATTCTAGCCGAGATAGACCTGTGGCCTTTGTGCGTATAGAGTAATCCCAGAGACTTCAAGGTCTCAGCGACTGGGTTCAGTATGTAACCGGCCTGAGCCATGATGAGCCACTGACCTTCAGATAAATCAAGATCATCTATACGGGCTATATGTTTAACGGAGCCTACTTCATCTTTGGGTTGATAGCGCTTTGGGTATCTATGTTTTATTCTGCCGACTATCTGTTCTGCTACGGCGTGTATTGATTTAGGTACACGAAATGATTGTGACAGGGTTTCGCTTGAGCCATCCAGAGCTATAAAATGTTCTACGTCAGCTCCGGCCCATCTATATATGGCTTGGTCATCATCCCCAGCTGCAAACATAAACTGCGACTTCTTATCCAAAGCATGGGCTATGTCCCACTGTAAAGGGCTAAGGTCCTGTGCTTCATCTAGGAAAGTAACCTGAAATGTGGGACAGCATTGATCTGCTGTGTCAATGAAGCTCTGGAGCATATCTGTAAAGTCATATAGATTGTTTTTGAGCTTGTATTCTTTGTAGCACTGATGGACATAATTAACGGTGTTCCAGTCATACTCTATGTATGTTTCATTGTAGAGCTGTCTTATGTCTACTTTCTTGAGCCGTGCTAAGTTGATTGTGTTAAGTATAGGATGATCGTTGCTTTGTATCTCTTGTATCTCTGCATCTAGTGACGGCGATTTGCTGAGGCTAATACCAATCTTCTTGGATAGCTCCTGATAGTGTACGCCTGACATGACTTGTTCTGTCCTTATTTCAGTCATGGACAGCGCCAGTGAGTGTAAGGTTCTGAAGAAACAAAGATCTTCGTCTGGATCGAGGTCGAAACGCTTGGCGGCTCTTTCTTTTGCCTCGTTAGCCGCTTTCTTTGTGAAGGCAAGGAACGCTATGTGGTTAGGGTTCGTGCCCTTTTGTAGCTGTTCGTCTACCATATTGAGTAGCGTGGTTGTCTTGCCCGTGCCGGGTGGTCCAAAGATTCTGAACATTAGTTGTCGTTAGCGGACTGGTCGAAGCCAAGCTCCTCTAAGAACTCATCTATCTTCTGGTCAGATGGTATCTCATGCACAAATATAGGTGTGGTTTCTCCTACCCATGCACCGACTACGTTGTAATCCATCCATTCGATAGCCTCTTCGTGGGTCATACCGTCTCGTTTCATAAATATATCTACACATTTATTATAACTATAGATTAAAACTTCAGGCATATTGATACGGCTACCTACACCTATGATTGCATCTTCAAGGCCATTAGCCTTAACTAGTCTTTCGTCTGTCATTAAAAAGGCTCCTTTTCTTTTGGACCCATATCGGGTGTATTAAATTGATGATCCATGTTATGGTAGGATGGTATTGCCCAAACGCGAACGGAACGGTTACTTATTTTCATAACCAAACTGGACCCATTTATATCCCGTAAGCGCTGGGCAATCTTGTGAGACTTGTAATCAAAGAACTTATTCTTTTTAAGAAAGTTCTCAAAATCACGAAGCCGAAAGTAGGTTAAGTTAGCCTCTTCGTCTGTCCAAGGCCGTCTTAACAATATCTCTTCTCTTTCCTGTGCTTGCTGTAGATGACTACAGAACTCTTCTAGGTAATCATAGAACTGACCACTAGTGCTTGCATCTTCTGCAACTTCTATGATAGCCGCTTCATTTTCTTTCATCTCTGTCATTAGCGCACCGATACGAGCCTCCCACACTTGCTTGCTTACTGTTCTTGGCATGAAGTTCAGCTGTTCAAGACAAGCTTTCTGAAATGTAGGTTGTGATAGTAACGCTTCTGTATCGAGCTCCAAAGGCTCTCCACTTACATCCATAAACCACACGGGTGGTATGGAGTTGTACTTTCTAAGGTTAGCTATGGTTGCGCCTTGTACCGCTGACCCCACGCCGTGCATCCTAGTTCTACACAACTCTTTATTACAGTGTGCATTGATAGGTGCATCGTTGCATTTGTAGGCATAATCTTTCTTCTTAGCTTGGTTAGCTACTATGTTGACTTCTGATAAAGGAAGCGGTGGGTCTAAAAATGTCATATTGTATGTAAGTATTTCTGTCTCCCAGCTGTCTGGATATGCTTTACGCAGATACACTGCGATATTAAATAATCCATTGTTGCGTCCACCCTCACTTATCTTACTGGCACATAGCGTCTGTAAGCATGGTGGTCCGTCTTTTATAGTTGTGTCAGGTGTTTCTTCTATCTGTAACGATACAATCTGCTCGATAGTCTGCTTATACTGCTCATACAGCGCTATAAACTCTTCAAGAGTAGCAGAAGTGCCATCGTCCTTGATACCGTACCTAAGACCGCCTTCAGCATCGTAATACGGTAGGTTAAGAAAATTACCTACGTCTCCTCTATCGAGATGCAGTTTTATCTGTTTTGGAAATATCTCGCTTTGGCCATAACCGAGAGATGCGGATATGTGTTGTAATGTCTGTTGCATATCTTTGGCATCAATCCAGTCAGTGCAGAACAAGAAACAATGTGCGCCACCACTCTTTGATCTACACACAACCAGAGGTAGTTTCATCTTTCTGATCTTCTGTACTAACACATTGTGGTCTAGTGGATACATATCTATATCTATGCACCCCCACTTACACTGTGAGTTAGCGTTGATCGGAATGATACCGAGAGAGTCGCCTTTGCCTGACAGATGACCCAACCAATGATCCTTAGTCCGTACTTCCCTTACTAGGGACGCTCTTCCAGACTTTTTACCATTGGTCTGGGTCTTATCTATCTTATACGTTCCGAAGGCTTCTTCCAGTCCATCAAATATTGAACTAAAAGTTTCCCACATGACTAGAACGGTATATCTTTCTGCAATGGTTCATCAGCCGGTTGCTGAGTTTTAGCTTGCGGTTCAGTTACTGGAGTGTCTTGGTTTTCTTGCTCGTGCTTAACTTCAACAGCTCCTTTCTCTATAGACATAGCAAAAGCTTTAGCTTCGTTGTAGACATTGATGTTAGATAATTCTTTTTCTAACTTAGCCTCCCATACGGCATAGCTTGCTTTAGCATTGCTTTCCATCACAGTATAAAGTTTATAAAGATACAAAAACCTTGGTGGTTGAAAAGTAGAACCATCAGCTCTTTGCTTACGTCTGGTTTGGATTAACATATTCCACTGACGGCTTTTCTTTAGTGATGTGCTTTTCATAGCAATCATCACAGCGTCTGTGGTGCCATCTTCTTTGCAGACAAGGACATAATGTTGGTGTGTCTCTTCAATGTAGTGACCAGAACCATCAAGTAAATAATCTTTATTATCGCCTTGATCTTTCTTTATCCTATCTGTTTTTGGACAGTCAGATGCTTTGTCGTAGATTGCAATCGGTGCTTTTTGATCGTCGCCAAGTGCGGACCAATGAATGAAACGTCTTTGAAAGTGACACGGTATTACTAACACACCTTCTGTTCCATTGTATATTTCACCAGTTACAGTATTATACATATCGCCTTTCAATGCACCTCTGTTTGCATCTAATACGGCAGGCGATAAGTTAGTTTTTAGAAAAGGAATACCAAGTACGTCCTGATCTATTTCTGAATTACCAAGACCTGAGTCATTCTCAAATATTGATTGATCTATACCAACAACCTTTGCTGGTTTCTTTTTAGCTACATTCGACATTATTTACTCCTTGTGATTTTAGCTCTTCGACCTGTCCATGCACCAAACACAGACGGAATAGAATTACCCGCCTCTGTCTGTTCTTTTACCCAAGAACGCAGTGTCATGTTATGGATCT